TTATTTTTTAGCTCTCAATTAAGAGAGGCCTTTTGTAGTCGACGCACTACTTTTCGCCCAAACATGTTGGGTTAACATTTTTCCTCAATCGTTCAAAGTATCTGTTTTAGAGGTAATGTGATATATAGGATCGTATACATTCTTATTTTTCAGTGCTTGCCAAGTGGGAAACGAACTTAGAACTTCTTTAATTGTAATGCCTACCATTCGCATTTTTTTTAGGAAATCCGACCGCTCTGCACGAGTTTGTAACGTACCCAACGTGGAGTCTACCTCTTCTTCTGTCATTAACGCTCTCACTGAACAATTCAAATTTTTTAACCAATTCCATGTTTGAAAATTTGACGCATACGAACCATACCCATGTCCTATACTTGATAAAATAAGATCAAATTTATCTCGTCTTTTAATTGTTGATCCCCAAATGCACCTAATACACAAATCTTTTGCATTTCGAAAAGGTAAGTATGAGGGCTGACCTGTTGTTCTATCTCTATTTCTTACAAAGTGTTGTTTCAACATGACCAAATTTGCTTCACGAAGGTCTCCCATAGGATTTTTTTCTGAAATAAAAGGAACATCATTTCTTATGTCTCTTATGTTACCATTCACATAATGAGCTACCCATTGTCCAAACTGGATTTCACCTATATAAGCTTCTATCTCATAATTTCTCTTTTGTCCCTTAACATGGTCATCTCCATACACTCTAGCTTGTATAAGTTTCAATATCATCGATCTCTGAAACATTTCTTTCACATCTGGTGTCATTTTTTGGCTTTGCATAATACAAAACAAATAAAAATACAACAACACAATATAAGAGTTACCATGTGATGTCATCCAAGCCCCAGTAGGCATTTCCCCTATAACCAGTGCCCACATTCGATTACACAAATGTACTACTCTTGCACTAATTGTCTTAGCCACATAGTCCAAAACGCGCACCATTAAATCATAATACTTATCTTTTGGATCAAAGTATATTCCTCCCATCGTGTAGAATAATTGCAAAAAGACATAATGTAAGGTTTGATCTAGTGCTGAGAAGTCTCCATCATCTAACTTTACTTGATACTCTAATCCCTCTTCTACATAGAACTGTTGAGCAAACTCTTGCGCTCCTCCCGCTGCCCATTTCATTCCAATACAGATGCCGTTCCACCTTTCCACTAACATTCTCACTGTTTGGCAAACCTTCTCTTGTACTATGTAAAAGGTATTGCCTATTTCAAAC